ATCCTCCCATACCAGCTGCTGCATCTGATTGAGCTGCTGCAGAAGCACCACCATCATGGTCACTTCCTCCTCCTCCTCCACCCATTGCTGCATCTCTCGCTGAAACTTGTGATGATGGTCTTTGTGCCATTTGTTTTTGTATACCTCTTGCTTGTGCCATGTTTGCTATAGCTGCAGCATTTCTTGCATCGATACCACCATAGCTTTTTGCATCAAGATAATCTGCTAATGTTTTTGATCTTGCAAAATCTGTAGATTGTATTCTTTGGTTTATATCTTTCAAACCACCCAACATCATCGCCCCAATACCTATCGGGTTAAAGGACATTCCCATTTTAGAACTTAATTTATTCATAATTAAATTTTTACCAAGATTTTTTAAGGATCCCATGCTTGATGTAGCATTATTTACCAAACCTGTAATGCCGCTATTGTCATTAGCTTGTGCAGGCATTTGACTCATTACAAAGTCTCTATATGTTGCAAAGTCTGGATAGGTCGCTTGTAAAGCTCTATTAGTGCTGTATTCTTGGAATAATGCTTCTTCGTTCATTATCTCATACCGTCCTGTGATACATCTGCTCTAAATGTTCCAAATCTCCAATTATCATTAAGTGCAGAGTTTTCTATTTTGATATTTGCAAGTCTACCTCTTACCCTTGTATCTATTTTTGATGTTGCAGAATTTACCACAAAAGATATTGTAGTGGTATTGCCTGCAATAGGAAAGTCTTTTGTACCAAGTGTTATTGATACGTTACCTGATAAATTCTTAAAGTCTGGTAAAAATCTTCTTATATTTAGCAAGAATTGGCCATCACCTTCTACGGGAAGATCAAAGTCACCAGATTGCACAAAACAACTTATAGCTTCTTCTGTTCCATTTAAATTAATTTTATTCACACCTCTTTCATGTTCAAAATAAGTTGTTGATCCAAATTTATTTGTTGCACCTTGTATTGTTGGAAACTGAGGAATAGTTGTTGAATCATATTCTGTTGCATAAGGATTTGCATATGTTACTGAATCTGCATATGTTGTTCTTGCTAATGACATTGTTGCCCAGGTGTTTTCCACATAATTATAAGTAACAGTTCTATCTATCTGAACAGATGGTCCGGTAGTCGGTGTCCCTTTTGGATAAAACCACAATATCTCGTTATATAAAGAGTTATGAGCACCAAATACAATTTGATTAGATGCATAATTTATACCAAGATTATCACCGTCAGTTGTGAATACAAAGTCTTCTACTAATGAAGGTAAAAGTTTAACTGTACCATCAAATACAAAAAACCCACCAGAGTTACCCATCCAAAATACTTTACCATCTGCATAAACAGCTGCATGAGGACCTATACATCCACAGTTAGTACCTACTTGTCTTATAGAGAAAGTAAAAGGTGGACCAACAAACTGCATTGTATAAGCTGCTTGATCAGTCAATATTAAAACATAGTCTTTACCATTTACAGCTGCAACGATTGTGTTTCCGGTATCCAGTCTAAATGTACCTGCAGTATTTGTAGATGTAGGATTATATAAATTAAAGTTTTCTTGATCGCTAAATCTTATAAACATTGGATCTTGTGAAGTATTATCACCTACTGTTGTCTCTGTTCCAAAATGAATAAAATGTCTATCCCTGTCTGATACAATAGTAGAAACAGATTTTGTAGGAGCACTAGCCATTTCCGTACATCTATTATTAAGAGGATTACTTACTCTTGGATCCCAAGTAAATGTTTTTCCATTTCTTATGGTTGCAGTAAGTATTGCACCAAAATTATCAAGTGACCAGTTGCCTGGATCTAGTATAACTGATGATGTTGTAGTTTGTTGTCCCCAACCTATAAAGTTTGTAATTTCAGTAACAGTTGCACCACTGCTGTGAGCTGCAGTTGACGTTCCTTGTGCACCTCTTGTAATACCTGTTAAATCATTTGAACTAACACCAGTGTATGTAATTATTTCTTGATCTACTAATATCGTTCCACCAGTCCCAGAAAAACCTGTTGCACTTGTTAGTGTAATACTTGTTCCAGATCCTCCTGTACCATTTGTATCGTTTAATAACGCACCATTCAATGTAGTCGTTTGAGCACCTGATACGTTACCACCCCAAGTACCTGTACCCCAACCATAACCATATGTTTGAATGGTTGGTCCTATTTCTACATAGGCTCTTATAGTTGCTGAACCAGCAGCAGTCATACCTGTTCCTGTCTCACTCGATGCCATCGTAATTGTAAAAGTATCTGCAGCAGCTGTAATTACTTCAAATGTTTGATCAGTAAAATTTGCCGTTGTAAAACTTGTTGCACCACCTCCTGGTAAAGTAACAGACTCAAATAAAAAATAATCACCAGATACTAAACCATGTGCAGTCTTATTTACTGTAACTGTTGATTGACCATTTACAGAAGTGAACGTAGCACCAGTTAATCCTGTATCTAAAGGAGTGACATCATAAAAAGCATCTTCATAGTAGATTAATAAAACTTTAGATGTTCCAATGGCAGCATATTTTCTACCTTGTAAATCTGTCCAAGTATGTTGAGCACGTGCAGGACCTGCAATAGTCTTTTGTCCTATAGCAGCAAATCCACCAATTTTTTCTGGTTGTGCATATCTAAATCTAACAAAATCACCATCAATCCATCTACCTTCAGCTCCTGAAGGTGTATCTGTTTTATCAAAACCTGGTAGTAATTTTACATTTGTAAGAGGCATACGGTATTTTACACCATGTTAAAGCTTCTTCCAAGTCGTAGGTGATGGCATGTTATGCTCAGATTTTAAACCTTTTCTCATAGTTAAAAGCACATCTCCTGATATTGAAATACGTGGTTCTTCTTTTTCATTAATTCCTGTTTCGTGAAAAAGCATAGATGGAAAGATTACAATATTACCAGTCTTTGCTGGATACTCCGCTTTTGCAAAATTGACCTCATCCCATTTTTTAAAATAAGGATCTCTTTTTGGGATGTTTAAACCAACTTTATGTGCTTCATCATCTATGAAGAATAGATTTCCTTGATCATCTGCTTTTACATAATAGACAAAACTAAAGTGACTTGTCATGTGCCTGTGGTATGAAATAAATTGGTCTTTAGTAGAGTATGTAGCCCATGATTTTGTTATATAAAGTTCAAACAATTCTAGATCATAATGCAAACCATGTATTGCAGCAATTAATGCTTGTGTAATTTGATCATACAATTCCTCAAACTTCGAATTTAAATGTAAATTATCATCAATAGATTGTAAGTCTTTTGCTTTTATGTCCGTTGTCCGTGCGTACTGAGAATTTGTTGGAGTTACTAATTCTAGTTCAGGTAATATTTTTTTATTAATTTTTTCGTAATTTTGAATTTGAGAGATGTATATTGGATAACCAAACCATTTTGATATGTTAGTCATCTAATGTGCCTTTAGTATCAAACCATATATAACTATTTACTTTAGATAATAAATTTTCCATATCTTTATCTTTAACAACGTACACAAGAGTTTCAGTACAATAGT